TGCAGGGTTTTCCGCCTGGCACGCCGACAGCGCGGTAATCACGTCTTCCGTCGAAGTCGGAACGTCCAGTGTAAAGTTGGTGGTTACGTCTTCCAGCGAATAAACGCCGCTGCCGGTAAGCGTGATGTTTGCACCGCTCGCAGCCGCCGTAAGGGGCAACGTCGTACCGCCGCTGATCAGCGCCGTGATGGCCGCCGCAAATGCCGTCGCCACGCTGGTAGCTGTCGGGGAAGCCGGGGCCGTGTACGTCACGGGCACCAGGACTTTAACGCCGTTCACTACCTTGCCGATATTCAGCGAAAACACGTCGCCCTGCGAAACCGGCGCGTCCACCGTAAGAACGCGGTTAAGCGTCTGCTGGCGGCCGATCATAACGGTAGTGACAGACGGAATCTGTCCGAACGCGTTATTAACCGCGAGATAAAGCGGGTCCGTAGGCGCGACGCCCAGGGTAATCAGATCGGACGGATCCGTTACCGCCAGCACGCGCGCCGTATCCAGGTTATTCGGTGCCAGGATCAGCATGGAACTGAAGTTTGCGGCCTGGATGCTGCCGCTTGCCAATGCGATCTGAACATTGGCGATTCGATCAAGGTTAGCCATTTAGCTACGCTCCTTCTTCTGCTTCGTTGATATCCCGTTAGGGCGTGGTGTCCAGATCAACGGTCATATCCTGGACCTGTGAAGGCTGGATGCCGCCTTCAAAAGTACCCTGCATATTGACCGTATCAATCCAGCCTACATTATCGCTTACCGTATTCACGAACCGGACAGATACGGTTAGCTGGCCTCTTTCTTCTGCCTGAATCCGGTTCAGCAGTCCCGTAACATCCGTGATGCGTGGCCGGTCGATCAGCGCGATTCCCTGCGTTGCTGCTGCACGGATAGCCGACTGTTTGCGGCATGACGTGGCGAGATCTTCCAGCGCCGCGTAAGTGCCCTTGCCGACGCCGGTAATCGTGATCGTCGCTTCCGAATTGTCGGAAACCGTCTGATTGCCGTTATCGTCCACGTCGCCAAGGTGCGAATGGTCCGGCGTCGCCGTGAGCGTCGCGCGGATCGAAAACGCAGGCGACAGCGGCTCTGGTGCATTCGGATAGGCCCAGTAGACCGTGGGCACCGTCACGGTGTTATTGAGTGCCCACGACGCGAGGATCAGCGGCTGGAAGAAGTTGTAAAAGTTCTGTTTCGGAATCATGACGTGATTTCGTCCCGTGTCGCCAGATAGCGGAAGTGATCGATTGACGACCCCATGGCTTGCCAGATGCTTTCCGCGAAAACGATATAGTTCGTGCCAAGGAACACGACCATATCGCCGGGGCTTTGCGTGCTACGGTCGTACACGTTCAGCCGCTGATCCGTATAGATGCGGATCGATCGTGTGAGATCGACGCCTAGCGCCGTCGCGGCGGCTTCGTCATAGTCGGTTAGCTTCGCTGGCTGGATCGACGCCATAAACGTGCCGGTCGAAGTGATCGGCGCAACAGGGTCGCCGGTCGCCGGGTCATACACCTGCGGCGATCGGGTAATAAGCGTGTGCTGTCTGCGAAATCCGCTACTCATTTAGGCTATCTCCGCTTTGAGTGCTACCAGATATCGGATTGAGTTAACCATCTGGCCCACATCCACCAGCGGTTTATCCGATCCCTTTGCTTTAATCGTTGCGGGTGCGTTCGGTGCCCATGGGAAAGACAGCAGGTTAGCTTTCATAGAGGCTTGCGCCCATTCGCCTAACAGACCCATGCCTTTTTCCGCGCTGTACTTGCCGTCCAGTACACCCAGATAAACGGCTTCCAGTTTTTTCTGGATTTCCATCTGTTTCGTATCGGCCCAGCCACTCACAAAAGGGCGTGCCGGGATTGCACCGCTGTTGCTTCCGGTCCCGAGTTCAAACGAAGGCAGAACCACGGACCCGTAGCTTTTCGTCATGGACTGGTAGCCGTCGCCCGTATGGACGCTGTCGCCTTTCCACGCGTGATTTTCGCGGCCACTGGTGCCGAATTCGTTATAGATGGCCTTATCGAGAAGCGTAAGGCCTTGTGGCTTGCCGTCCTTATCGACGGCTTCGATCGTTTCGGCATCGGACTGGATACCGATCTTGATCACCGATCCGTCCAGCTTCTCAAGCTCTTTCGTTAGAGCCGCGAAGCCGTGATCGATCGTGTATTTATCGGAAGCCATTCAGACGAAGGGCCAGCGGCCCCATTGCCAGAGTTGCGGGTTGTTCACCCAGTCAATCACGGGCGGCGTCAGACGGCCTGTACCTGTGAGGATTGCGCCGCGTTTGGACGGACGGCAAAGCATCCAGAGCGCGTTCCACCGGTCGTAAAAGCCTGTGCCGCCCGCGCCACTCTGCGCAGACTGGCTAAGGGCGTAGACGCGTTGCAGATCGCCTTCCTTCTCGCTCGATAGCGTGCCGGGGTTTGCACCACCCGCACCCGCGCCGTTAATCACGTTAAGCCGCAGTTGCAGGACGTGCGCCATGTAAAGCGCCTGTGCCTCTGCCTGTTGCTGCGGCTGGAGACATTCGGGGTTCCACGAAGCGGCCAGGTACGCCGCGTTATCAATGTCTGTTTCCGTCAGTGGTGGCACGGGTTGGCCGCCGTTGTACAGGGTCGGCGCGACAAACTCCAGGAATGCTAAAACTGTCGGATCCGGATCAGGGATAACGGGCGTGGACATGGCTTCTACTCGCTTGGGTTAACAGACGTGACGAACGTTTTACTTCTTCGCTGCGGCGGCCTTGGCGGCTGCTGCGGCGTCCAGTTCTGCCTGTTCCGCTTCCGCGATCTCGCGCTGCTTCTTCGCTTCCGCATCTTCACCCGGCACCAGGATGTTATTTTTGATCAGGTGGTGGATGTGTTTGTTCTGCGTGTCGGCGTCCGTCAATTCGACGGTATAGCCGGGGATGACGTGGCGCGTTTCACCGTCGCCACCTTCGGCCGGAACCAGGTTCAGCACGCGTGCTTCCGTGTTGCGGTAAACGCCAGCCTTGAACAGCACTTCCTTCTTTTCTGCCTTGTCGGCCGTCTTGTCTGCTGCCGTGTCTTTCGTATCAGCCATGGTAAAAACTCCGTATCTTGATTCGTTAACGCCACTCCGGGGAGTGGCGCGAGGGGTCTGCTTTTACTGCTACTTCTGTCCGACGTGCTGGCCGCTTTACACGTTATCCATGTAGGTGAAGGCCAACGGGTAATAGACAATCACGCCACCGACGCGGCCCATACACGGCACGACGGCTTCCAGGTTGCGCGGTTGCGGCGGGAGTTGATCGAACGGCATCGGGATGGGGATTTCGCAGGACTGGAGCGTGAATTCCCCGAAGATCGCGCGCGACACGCCACCGGCACCGGCCGTTTTCAGTTCGCGGATCTGCAACACGGTCGGCACCGGCCGGCCGCCGTTCTGCGTCTGGATCACGAACTGATCCCACGCGGTGCGTGTGGTGTATTCGGAACCGGACGACACGCGCTTTTGCGTGGCCGCGCGATACGCGTTGGTCGGGAGCGCGATCTGCGTCACCCAGTGCGTTTCGTTCGATTGATCCGGCACGGCGTTATAGCCCGCCGTCAGATCGGCCAGGATCTGATCGCCCGTGGTGCCCGCTGCCGACCACGAACCGGTAATGGCCGTGGTGAGCGAGATATTCGGGAAATTCGTCATGCCGACCAGGCCGTAATCCGAATCGCCTACGAGTGCCATCGATGACACCTTTTCGTCAAACGCGCGACGTGCTGCAACGGCCTTGCGGCTGTCGATCTGCGAACCCGTTGCCGCAGACTGGATCAGTTCCATGACGTTGTAACCGTAGCTGTCGGCCACGGTACGAACCGGGACGAACTTCTCGATACCGGCCACGTCCGCGCGCGGGAGATCGTCGGCATAGTTCGCGACGATCTTTGCCATACCGGCCATCGTCCACGAACGGTACGTGATCGTCGCGACGCTTTGCGGATAGTTGGTATTCGGCGGAACAAGTTTCAGGCCGTTCAGATCCGGGAAGATAATGTCGTAGGTTTGCGCCTTGATGTAATCGAGGGCGCGAGCGAAATAGTAGGCTTCGCCCGCGTCTGCGCGGAAACCTGCCATCTGGATAATGCCCCCCTGGATCATTTGCAGATCCAGTTCGCTATAGGGGCCGTTTTCTGCGTCGAAGCGTTCCATTGTTTCTTTTCCTCTGTTAACCCGTTAAAAAGGTTGTGCGGTATTGCGCCGATCCCCCGGCGATCAGGTCACCGGCGTTTGACCGGCCAGCATGGTATTCATTTCGATTTCCGCCACGACGGTGGTAAAGCCCAGATTCGTGGTCGGCACGATCGCAGCGGTACGGAACACGGCACCGGGCAACGTAAGCGTGCCTTGATCGCTCACCGTGCCGTCCGTGCTGTACTTCACCGGCTTGCCCGGCGTGCAGGTTGCGCCGTTGGCCGTCGAAACGGTTGCCCAGCCTTTGCCCTTGCGCAACACGTTCGCGGGCAGTTTCGCGCCGATCACGTTGCCCGTGATGGCCGATGCCTGGAAAGCGCGTTGATACTGATATTCGCCGTCGAAGAGAACCAGACCGGCGGCGACACTGCCGGAAGTGGTCGGCGGGACAAGCGTTTTCATCGCTGCGTCGCTGTGCGTGATCAGGCCGGGTGCCACGTCCACGGAAGTGACGAACGTTTGCACGTTGTCATCTTCAGCGCTGCTTTTCATCCCCGGAAAACCGGGCGTCATATATTGACCAAGCTGGGCCATGTTTACTTACTCCTTTGGTGTTAACGGTTTACTACTCGCCAGGTTTTACTACGGGTCTTACTTCTTCGCAGCGCTCGCGGGCGTCACCAGTTGTTCGCGGTACTTGTTGCGATAACCGGCTGCGCCGACCGGCGCGTTTGCGTTGTCGTTCCGCTCGCCTTCCTTCTTCTGCGTCACAGCCGGATTGCCCTTGACCGATTCACGGCGCTGGTTTGCCGCTGCATCGTTGCGTTCCTTCGATTCGCCAATGGCGAGATCATAGGAGGCGTCGATATAGGCGTCGGTGCGGCCTTCCGGATCGAACGCGTCGCCGCGAATCGCCTTGATCACGCCGACCTTGATCTCCTTGTCGGCGGTGTCGGCCTTGAACGTCACTTTATGGGACGTGGCGATTGCTTCCAGTTCCAGCCGGGCGCGGGCGGTTTCGACACCATCCACGCGCGCCTTGGCGACTTCAGCCGTCAGGCCCGTGACCTTGGCTTCCGCAGCGTCGGCGCGTGCCTGTTCTGCGTCTTTCTTCGCGTTCGCGTCCTTAACGTCGGCAATCAGCTTGCCGATATAGACTTCGACTTCCGGGGCGGCGTCATATTCCAGGCCGTTATCCAGACGAACTTTTTTCATGTTACTTAACTCCTTTGGTTTAACTTCGATCTCGTCGGCATCGTCTGCCGCGTCCAGGTTAAGCCTTGCCGTACCGGCGCGGCCACGTTTAACGATTGCCAGGTGATTCGGCACCAGGTTACGCTGGATCGCATCGTAACGTTCGCCGTTAATCTCCCCCGGCGTTTCGTCCAGTTCGATATCGTAACCCAGTGATAAATCCTTAAATCCGTCCTTGTCAACCGAATCGGTAACGAAGATTTTAACAGGTGCAACCATATCGTTACCATCCTGCCGCCCGGCACCCAATACCGCGCCCACGACCGACCCACGGGCGTTTGCGGAATTCACCTTGCCTTTGTGACCCTCCGTAATTGGCAATCCTGCAATAGCTGCAAGGTGATCCGGTTTGAAAACTTCAGAATCCGGCCGGTATTCGCGCGTGGTTTTTCCGGTTTTAGGATCCCGATATTCGAAAATGCCGGAACGGGTTAACACGGCGTTCGGGTCATACAGAAAACCTTCGTCCGTCCGAAGTGCTTTAACCGGGATACGGTCGTTACGCTGTACTTTCATTCGTTAACC